GTCAAAGTTTCAATTGAGTTGGTGCAGGATGCATTCTTTGACGTTGAATCCTATGTTGCCAACCAGATTGGCAGAGCCATTGGAATACTTGAAGAGGCTGCATTTGCAGTGGGTGATGGCAGTGGCAAGCCAACAGGCATCATGACAACTTCAACTGCTGGAGTGACGGCAGCAAGTGCAAGTGCCATCACCACAGACGAAATACTTGACCTGTTTTATTCTGTGATTCGATCAAGCAGGGCCAATGGCTCATGGCTCACCAAAGATTCGACCATCAAAGTGATTCGAAAATTGAAAGATGGTGACGATCAATACATGTGGCAACCTGGCTTGCAGAGTGGTGAGCCTGACTTGCTGCTTGGCAAGCCTGTCCTTGCTTCTGATGGTGTTGATGCAATTGCAACCGCCAAAAAGGTCATTGCCTTTGGTGATATGAAGAATTACATCGTTGCTGACAGGCAGGGCATTCAAACTCAGATTCTCAAAGAGTTGTATGCTGTGAATGGTCAGATTGGTGTGCTGGTGTCAAGGAGAACCGATGGACTGCTTATGCAAGCAGCAGCCATCAAGCATCTTGTCATGGCCTAAAAAGTATTTTGCAGGAGTGTGGCTTTTGTCACACTCCTGCAATCCCCTTGAAACACAAAAGGAAATGGAATGGCAAAAAAGAAAAAAACAGGACAGCAGACAGAGCCACCAAAAAATGAAGAGGCACAGGTTGGAGTCAGAGTCTTGAAAAGTTTTGGTGGATCAAATGGGAGCTTCAGCAAAGATGATGTTGTCACCTTGCCAGCAAGTGTTGCTGAAGATTATATAAACTGCGGATATTGCGAGAAGGCAAGCAAGCAGAAAGTTGAGACAGCCACACAGAAGTGAGTTTGAGTTTGAAATCTCTATTCCTGAAAAAAGACATTCCTGCCAGTGGCATTCCGATTGAGGAACTCACTGAGGAAGAACTCAGAACCACACATGAAAGAGATTTTGGCTTGAACCCTGGCATGGACAGACTGACAAGAGATCAGTTGCTTGAATCATACCGATTGGCAAAAGCAAAAGAAAGTTACAATGAGTTATAAAGGCACATTGGTTGAAAACACAGCACCAGCATCAGAACCAATCACATTGGCAGAAGTGCAGACTCATCTGAGACTTGACACAACAGATTCTTCTGAAGATAGTCTGATCAATCAATTGATTCCTTCTGCAAGGAAAAAGGCTGAAACATACATTGACAGGGCATTGATCAACACCACTTTCATCTGGTATTTTGAAACATTTGAAGACAAGATGGTCATGCCAATTGGCAACATGTCATCTGTTTCTTCTGTGAAGTATCTTGACACAGATGCAGCAGAGCAAACACTTGCCTCTTCTGTTTATCAGGTAGACACAAAGCACCAGCATGGCAGAGTGGTTCTTGATGATGCACAATCATGGCCTTCAGTTCATGGTGTCAAAGTCAATCCAATTTATATTGAATTTGTGGCAGGATATGGAGCAACAGCAGCAGATGTTCCTGATGGAATCAAGGATGCACTGTTGAGAATGGTTGGCACTCTCTATGAGATGAGAGAGGACTGCTCGATTGATTCACCACATCTCAGGACATCAAGACTTCTGTTGGATGATTTCAGTTTGAGGTTTCACACCTGATGGGCATGTGCTGCAAAAAGAAAGTTGCTGATGGTGGTCAACTCAAAAGAAAGATCATCATCCAGACTGCCACCACAGTGCAGGATGACTTCGGTGAAGAAACTGAGACATGGGCAAACACTGTCACCATGTGGGCAAGCATCCAACCAGTGTCAGGGAGTGAGAGCATCACAGGCAACCAGATCAATCCAGAGGTGACACACAAGATTATGATGAGATACACAGCAGGAGTGACACCAAAGAATCGGGTGCTGTATGGCACAAGAGTCTTTGACATTAATGTTGTGAGGAATATCTTTGAAGAGAACCGATGGCTTGAATTGCTTTGCAAAGAGGACATCTGATGGCCAATTCCTATAATTTTTCAAGTAAATTGAATATAGATTGCATAGTGACAAGAGAGGATGACTTGTCAAAAGATACAAGTTCAGCATCACTTGACAACAGCACCAGCAAGAGTGGTTCAGATGATGTCTGCATATATCAGCAGCAGGATGTGTCAGCAGGACACTCCTTCACTCTGTCATCAATCAATGATGGGCTTGGTGATGGTTCACTGATCTTGACAAAAGTATATGCACTTTGCATCAAGAACATTGGCTCAATCAATGTTTTCCTGCTTGGCAATTTCCTTGGAACAGTTTTGGAGGGTGACATTCCATATCTGACACCAAATGCTCTTGTCTATTGGGATTGGCCTGACGGAGAGACTGTCACTCCGTCCACCAAAGACACAATCAGACCAACAGCAGCAGCAAGTTGTGATGTTGACATATGGATTGCAGGAAGCACAGCATAATGGCGAACACGTACAAATGGGCAAGCACACTGAAACTCAAGTGCAATGTGACTCAGATTGATGACAACTCTGAAGAAACCAGCACAGCACCTTTGAATGAAACAAGGGATGCAGTTGCAGGAACCGATGTGGCACTCTACAAAAGACTTGACACCAATGGAGGACACACAGAAGATTTTGATGCCATCACAGATGCTCTTGGCAATGCATCCAATTTGACAACCCTATATGCCATTGTCATTCAAAATCCTGTGGACAATGCTGCTGTGACAGTTTCAGGAAACTTCTTCTCATCCACACAGGGAGCCATCACAACTGTTGAGGCTGGTCAAACTTATTATATGGATTATGGAGCAGCAGGCATTGCTGTTCCTGCATCCACAGATCAGATCACTTTCACAGGTGGCTCATCAGAAAACAATATTGACATATGGATTGCAGGAAGCACTTTGTGACATGGCTGACATTGATGGTCTGAAAGAACTGCAAAGAAAGCTGGAGAAGTTGCCACAGAAGGCTGAGGCAAAAGTGATCAGGCAGTCACTCAGGAAAGGATCAAAGATAATCAAGCAGAAGGCAAGAACAAATGCAGGCACAATGATTGGTGGAACTCTTGGAAAACTCACTGCCAAGTGGCTTGTTGTCAGAGCAGGAAAACGAAAGAAGGGTGTGATCAGTATAATGACAGGATTCAGGAAGGGATATGAATCATCAGGATTGTTGGTGTTCAATAAGGGAGATGGTGAGAGACACTTTCTGCCATCCGTGACTGAGTTTGGATTTAAGCACTTCGGTGGCAAGACGATTGCAGGAAAAGGGTGGTATAGGTCAGCATTTGATTCAACAGCAAGCAAAGCAAGAACACTGATCATGAAAGAGATGTGGGAAGGAATTTCTGCACAGGCAAAAAACAAATAATGGCAAGCAATTATTCCTTATTAATAAACTTTGAAGATGGTGTGACAAGGGACAACTCACCACAGCAGCACACTGTCACATCAGCAGGCACACCAGTGATTGACACCACCATCAAGAAGTTTGGTTCAGCCAGTGGTCTGCTGAACGAGGACACTGACACACTGACGATTGCAGAGCATGCTTCTCTAAACTTTGGCAGTGGTGACTTCACAGTTGATTTTTGGGCAAACATAGGCAGTGTTGCTTATGTTCCGATACATGGAAACATGACATATGGTGTTGACGTAAACAATCAGATCATCTTCAAGATGGGTGTGTCAACACAACTATCTGCAAAGGTGACAGATGAAAGCACAGATGAGATTGACATCTCTGGCAGTGTTTCACCATCGGACAACACTTGGCATCATTATGCTTTTGTGAGAAGTGGAAATGATTGGAGCATCTATTTTGACGGCACAAGGATTGACACACAGAGCAAGAGCTACACCATCCCAGATTTCGGTGCAAGCACTTTGGTCATTCAACCACAGGATGCAGGATCAGCAACTCCAAAGCACATTGACCACTTCAGGATTCTCAAAGGAAAGGCAGCATGGACAGGTGCAAGTTTTACTGTGCCGACAAGACCACACTTGGAATTCATTGAAGAAGGACTGACACAGAAATTGCTGAATGAATCGGGTGTGTTTGATGAGGTGGGCAATTCTGTCTTTCCAGAGATGGCACCACATGAAACTTCGGCACCATATATTGTCATGAGCAAGGTGGGTGGCACACATGAGCATGTGCTTGGAGGCACAGCAGGTCTTGTCTTCAATCGGATTCAACTTGATATGTGGTCAGACACCATCAGAGGATCAAGGGTGATTGCCGATGAAGTGAGGAAAGCCATTGATGGTTACAGTGGAGTCATGGGAAATCTATTTTGTCAGCACTGCATCATGGAGGATGAAGGGACAGAAGTTGAGTATGGGGAAACCAACAGAGAACAAAGAGCCTTCTGTGTAAGGCAGGACTATATCATTGGACATTCAGAAAATTAAGGAGTTTAGCAATGCCAGATGGAATGAGTGGTTGGGACACAACCTTTAGTATCAGTGGAGCAGTTTACAATGCAAAAAACATTTCACTCAGTGGATTCACAGTTGAAGCAATTGACATCACAAGCATGAGCAGCACAAACATGTTCAGGCAGTTTGTGCCTGGCCTGAAAGATGGCGGTGAGGTGAGTGTTGAGGTTTTGTACGATGAAGCACAAATGGAATTGGTTGAGGCAAAATGGGATGGAGACAATGAGCCAGCAAGTGAATCATGGTCTGTGACATTTCCAGATGGCAGCAATTTCGGAGGGAATGGTTTTTTGACTAGTTTCTCTTTGGATAATCCAATGGATGATGTCATTACTGCAAGCATCACCATGAAAGTGAACGGTGCTTTGACTTTTACAAGTGCATAGATTCAACTTAAAAGGAGCAAAGATTGTGAGTGAATTTCTCAGCAAAAATGAGATTTTGAAGGCAGATGACTTGGCTTGTGATGTTGTTGATGTGCCTGAATGGAATGGAAAAGTGAGAATCAAGATGCTGACAGGCACAGAGAGAGATGCCTTTGAGCAGGGGATTCTCAGCACAAACAGGTCAGGGCAGGCAAAAAGAAACTTGTCTAATATAAGAGCCAAACTTTCTGCACTGTCAATTGTGAATGAGGAGGGTGAAAGATTGTTCACTGATGGTGAGATGTTCCAACTTGGCAGGAAATCTGCAAAGGCATTGGACAAGATTTTTGATGCTTGTCAGCACCTGAATGGCATGACAGAAGACGATGTTGAGGACATGGCAAAAAACTCCGAACCCGACCTGAACGAAGATTTTATTTCAGACTAGCATTGCATCTTGGATGCACTGTGCCTGAATTGTTGAGAAGGTGTTCTGGTCGGGAACTCTCAGAGTGGATGGCCTATGACAAGATTGAAACCTTTGGTCAACTGAGGGATGATCTGAGGTGTGCCATAATTGCTTCTACAGTGGCAAGTGCCAACTCTAAGAAGAGTTGGAAACCAAAAGACTTTATGCCTTTTTTGGAAGATGAGAAACCTGAGTATGATTGGCAAGAAACAAAGAAGGCTTTCATGATGTTGGCAAAAGGAAAATAAATTATGGCAACCATCGGCAATCTGATTGTCAATCTAAAAGCAAACACAAGCAAATTCACCAAAGGCTTGAACTCTGCAAAGAAATCACTCAGGGGGCTGAAGAAGCAAATGGGAGGAATGAAGGGAACTGCACTCAAGATTGGAGGTGCATTGGCGGTTGCTTTTGGCACCAAGGCAATCGTCAACAGAATCAACTCATCAAGGCAGGCAATTGACTCTCTTGCAAAATCTTCAGACAAACTTGGAATTGCAACTGAGAAACTTGCAGGGCTGCAACATGTTGCAGAATTGACAGGTGTCTCTTCAAAGGCATTGGAGAAAGGCTTCATCAGGATGGCGGTGAATGTGTCTGACTTTGCTGATGGAGTCGGTGAAGCCAAAGGTGCCTTTGAGAGTCTGAATTTGGATGCAGGGGAATTGATCAACATGTCACCTGATCAGCAATTCATTGCAATTGCCAAATCTCTTGAGAGCATTGAGAATCCCACAAAGAAAGCTGCTGTGGCTTATGAGATATTCGGCAAGAGTGGTGTTGATCTGATCAACACCATGAATGCAGGAGGAGGTGCGATTGAAGCAGGCATCAAAGAAGCAGAATTGTTTGGGACTGCATTGACAAGGGTTGATGCTGCAAAGGTTGAAGCAGCAAATGATGCCATGTTCAGGTTCCAGCAATTCCTGAAAGGCACAGTGAACAAATTGACAGTGGCTTTGGCACCAATCCTTGAGGCAGTATCTCAGAAACTGATTGAGATGGGGACAAGTGGAGAAGGCATGGGCAGCAAGGTCATGGCTGTTGTGGAGTTCATGGCAAAAGGCGTTGGCAAGTTGGCTGATCTTTGGCACAACCTAGTGGGATTCCTGAAGGTTGTCAAAGTTGTTGCACTTGGGTTGGCTTCTGTGTGGTCAACAGTGATGAGTGTGATGGTGCAGAAACTTGAATCACTCATCAATCTCATTCCATTTGTCAATGTCAATGTGAGCAAACTGACAGATCACCTTGACGATCAAATCAAAGGAGAGATGACTAAATCTTGGGATGGTTTGATGGATCATCTGGATGAGCCAATGCCAAGTGAGGGTGTGGACAAATTCTTCAAGGATGTTGAGAAAAAAGCAGATGCATCTGCAAAGAAGATTGCAGCAAGCAAGATTGTCAACCCAACTGCCGTAATTCCTGCCATTGATCCTGAATCAACAAAGGCGACAGCAGCAGACAAGCCATCAACAGTCATGAGTTTTCTTGGCGGTGGTGGCATAAACTCTGCGACATCCATGATTGGCAGAGCATCAACAGCAGCACCAAGTGACAGTGCTGAAGCATCCGAACTCAAAAAACAGACACCAGTGTTGAAAAGCATCGAGCAGGGAATCAACAGAATGCTTGCAGGTGAGTCTGTGCATGGAGCAGTTTAATGGCGATCAGAGAGCTTATGAATTCATATGGGGAACATGACACAGCAGATGGGTGGACTGTGCAGAGAACTTTTG